ATCTATATCAGAGAAAAACTCGATAAATGGTTCGGCGCAAGAAAGGGTATCTTTCAGCCATTCCAATGAATGTTCGCGGCTTTCATCTTCGGCTACATAATCTGCAATACTATATACAAACCAATGGTCTCCAATGTAATTATCTTCTGTAATTCGGTAGTTTTCCTCAACCGGAAAGCTTTCGATCTGAAAGATCTTGGAATGCATGTTCATCCCTCCATCAGCAGTAGAGATAGACAAGAACACTTTTCAACTTCCTGGCACTTTTCTTCAATCATCTCCATTATAAGGGCTCTCTCAGCTTCGGTGGGGCCATAGGAATATGGCCCTGTGACCCCTGTGTCTGTGTCAACGTAATATTCCAGCTGTACTGTGTGATACACGGGACTGTAGATAGCGTACAGATTGACCCAAGCGTCATCTCTGCTCTGCGTTTGCGTACCGAACTTGGCGTCGGCATCAAACCAGATTTCAACGTAGGCTACGACACAGGGTGGATTCCAATTTGTATCTACTTCCAAGACGGGGTCGATACGGATATTATCGCGCGTCATTTCTATCACGATCAGTTCTCCTTAAGCCACAGTATGATTGAGAAGATAGGAGGCTTCTGATTCAGAGGTATATTCCAGCATGTCTACCAACGAAGCAGCTTCGAGTGGCAAATTCCCGCGAATATCATCTTTCAGATCTTTGATTTCGCCAAGAAACCCCCAACAAGAATCTACTTCTTCTCCGCTTAGGTATAGCTGGTAGCCGTAGCATTCGCCGCGCAGATAGCAGTCATATGTCCTGACTTCTGCCTCCATTATACCTCTGGCATTAGCGACGCTTGCTTTTGCAGTGCTTCCAAATTCCATTCGGAGCATTTCAGGCATACATCCACCCCACCTGACCAGAATCCCATGGGCAACTGAAGGGTGATGTAGACATGGTAATCCCACTATGATCGTAAAGATAAAGTGGTATCAGAATAAATCCCTTTACATGCGACAGCAGTACCTTCAGATCGGTGATGCCCAACGCGTGGACGACGTCATATAAAGCATCGTCGGAAATGCGTCTATTTTGCATTAAACGGTTATAACTGCCGGTGTTATACCAGCGTATTTCACTGCCAAATGAACAGGGCTCCTTCAGATGCCACTGGCGAAGACGACGATCGTATTCGAGGCGAACTTCTTTGGCTTGGCCACGCTTGACGTATTCAAATACGAATGTAGGATTATCCTTGAACAACGACATGACCATATCTTGCAGGAAAACGGTTGGATCGACATACTCATGCACATCTCCCAGCTGATAGCGACTGTGCCAGCAGACCATTTTGCCGAAGGGTTCGTAATCTTCGCGGGGATTCATTGGAGCGCTGTCCTCTAGGACCAGAAGCGTGTACTTCCCTTTGGTTGCTGCGTACACCGCAACATCTCCTTTCAGTTTAATTTAACTGACCATGGCACTGGCGCTTTGCCAGCAGAGTATCGCAAATGCATTCGCGCGAAAGGGGTACCATGTCTTCAACACCTTGCTGAAGTGATTATGATTCAGACAGTGGAAGGACTCCGGCTTTGATGGCCTCAATGATGACTTGCTCATGAGATTTTTCAGGCGTAAAAGACGGAAGATCCCGCACATCAAAAGAGCAGGGATCCTCATAGTCCCCACCGGACAGGTCTGTTGTGTACCAATATTCGCGCCGACCCTGGGCAATCTCATCGTCTTTATAGACATGGTAGATCGTTACATCGCCATGCGTCAGGAACACCTCAGGGTCTATCCATCCGAACGGCATGATCAATCCTCCTTTATCTCAGCAACTTCATTTTGCAGGACTTCATTACGATAAAAACACTCAAAACCACGACCTGTGCGGAAGTACAGGTTTTGAAATGGTTCATTTCTTATGAGGTCTACAATGCCTTTTTCGCAATCCGCTTTCCGGCACCGCTGCAACTCGCTGGTCCAACAAGCGAGCGCTGTATCATAGTTGGCAAAGACATCCATGCCCACATAGTTTTCTTGAGGATCATGGTAGACGATAATGTGGACACTACATTCATGCATGACATCTTCTCCTTTACTCACACCAGACCTCGCCACAAAGAGGGCAGATTTCCTGCAAACCATTTTCCGGATTCACCTTGAGGCGGGAGGGTGTAAATAGCTCCTCGCAGCACTCACATCGTGTCAACAGCCCCGAATCCTCCATGTCGGCCACACAATGGTCACAGAGGAGTTTTGTTTCCTCTGTTCCATCATCAACCTCACGCAGATCATAGTCATCTTCAAAATCATTGTTGCAGCAGGAACAACAAGGATGGAATTCCACCCCGGCGAAACAGTTGTGATCAAGATTCACTTCACCTTCATTGTAAAGAGCTTCGACCTGTTGTTTTGCTTCGTCAAAAGAGTTGGCTTCAATATCTACGCGCAACGTCAGCGTTTCACGGATCAGGAAAGGATATTTCACTTTGTTCTCTGCTTCAGGTAATACTTCAGTCAGCGTACCGCCTCGGTTTTCCATGCAGGACAACAAGTATTGCTGAAAACTTTTTTCCGTAGGGTCGATGCTGCCGTCAACGATATGACTTCCGTATTCCTGCTTGATTTGTTCTTCACAGATCAGCTGATCCGGATAACGCTGATCGCGGAACCAATGTAGTTGCTCTTTTCTCATGATATTCTCCCCCCTTCAGTCCTCAGGCATATCAGGAAAGACGATCTCGCCGGGATATTCCGCACAGGATATCCCATTGAAATACCAGCACCAATGGAAGCCGTCCTCACCTCTCATCATTAACCTTGAACCTTTTTCAACGGCCGGCGCAAAAGCGCTCAGCCAGACGTCCTCATCGTGCAATTTTTCGCCTGTAAAGCACATCCCCGTAATATTTCCATCCTCGTCAGTTTCCGCTTCCCAGTCCAGTTCTGCGGGTGCGTCCTCAAGTGTGCTGGCATTGCCTAGAGGCTGGTATTCACCCAGGGAGGGGTTCCTGGCAATCTCTTTCTGTTCCCATTGCTTCAACAAAGCAAACGCTGCTGGTTTGTTCGCGGCAAGAATTTTAAAATCTTGATCGAATTGCTCCATATAGTAGCCCATATCATGCGCCTCCCGTCCCATGTTTCATGTGTGTACCGAATAGTAGAGCTTTGTATGTTGGCCAGTGGGCATTTTGATAATGGATTCGTGTAATATTAACCCGCCGCGCAGCCCATCCTGCGCGGTAAAGTAGAAATCAAATCTTCCATCCGAATACAGCCGGACAGAATCGCCCCGCCAGTGAAAGCAGTCACGCATGGCTTTGCTGAAAGCACGCTTGATGTGCTTATCTGCGCATATATCCCGCATAGTTTTGGCGCAGTGTTGCAGTTCGATGCGCGCCCGATTCTCTTGCGGAATATACAGATAACGGGTAGGCGCAACGTTACGTAGCGTCGCAATCACCAGACTTTCGGGAATGTAAAACTGCTGTGTATGTCCTCCTAACCTGTTTCCCCAATAGTTAAGCCAAAAGATAGTGAACAACAAAGTATCTCCGTTCGGCTGGATGCGCAAAATGTTTCCGCAATCCATATCATAGTACGCATGCTCCTGATTGCTGCTCAACCATTTCTGTAGCGAGTCGCGGATAATAAGAAAGCGCCCGCGTCGCCCGATCTCCCGGTTGAATGTACGAATCGCGATGCACTCGCCTTCTGGAATGAGCCGGATCAAAACATGCTGATTTTTGTCTGTCATTGAACTGCCGCCTCCATGTAGTCCTTTATCGCTCTTGCCAGTATTTTTCGCAATTTCGGGTCATTATTGATGTCCTTGTCATACATTTCACATGCGTCCAGCGTGTCGGTCAAATCCCCCGTAACGATGTACTCGTGATTGCCCAATTCATGCAGGAACATTTGATAGGTATACTCGCTACTGGTTTTCTGCGCCATAAGGGCAGTCTTTCGCTCTTTATCCTGCCGTTTGAGCATATCCCAAAATGCTTGCCTGTCACATTTGCGGATGAACCCACCTCCGGAAATACCGACAATCTCGTCAGTTTGGGTTGGCTCAAGGCCTAAGGCCCTCATGCCTTCCTCGAATTGAGCGTTGTTAAACGCCCATTTTATCGGAAAGGCGCTAATTTCCTGTTGGTGCCGCTTCTGCATGGCTTGGTAGCTTTCCATGGCCGACCCCCATTTTTTCTGAAATCAGAAACTGCCGCCCGTAACAAGAGCGGCAGTTTTTCCAAAACTTTGCATGATACCAAAGCCGCGCTTATACCGTATAAACAGTCAGCCTCCGGTTACCTTTGTCAACGATGCGGAAGATCTCCGAATTATCTGGCAAAAGAACCTGATACTGATTTGTATGTGCGTGTTGAATTCGGATGACAATGCCGAAGATGTGCAGCTCCCGTTTGCCGGATAGAAAGGTGCGGATGGATTCTTTGCGGACAGTGAGAAGTAAGTACCTTGCCATGTGTGATGCTCCTTTCCGTGTGCTTGTGTGTTTGCGGAATTTTCCGCTATGAATTAAAACTGCTCTGTAAATACATCGTTGAGCAGCTCTTCCAGTTCCCACCCATGCAGAACCTCACAGAAAAACGCTCCATTACGGGTTATTTCTGTGCCGAACCCAGTAAAGAGAAACATATATTGGCTTCCATGGATGGTCCGGATTGCCTCACCTTCTTTGTACAAGTCGCGCATGATGCCGCAATATAGGCTCTTTGCGGCTTCTTCCGGGTTATGCTGGTTCATTGTGTCACCAAAGAGCTGAGAAAATCTCTTGTTCCTGCACTGCGATTGCCTCTTGGTTAAGTACGCTTTTTAGCGTGTCCACAATGCGACGGACAACAGATTGCTCCACCATCATCAATTCCACACGAAGTGTTTTTTCCGCGATGAGTTCGCCATTATCGTGCCGATAGATACCGTCAGCTTCAAAGATGGTTGCGCCATCCGTATATGACAGGCAAGCATTACGTACCATTTTTGCAGCTTCTAACGTGGAAATTTCCTGCCGCTTTGTATCCTTGTCGTTAAGTCCGCAATAGAGCGTGAATTTCTTCAATTCCAGCACCTCCCTTCATGAAAATATTTATTTATACAAAATTAAAAATTTAGCATAAATAAACAACATGGGTAAAAAAAGAATCCACCCTAAGGATACAGATTACACCTGACGAATGTGCAAATCCCTTATTCCTCCTTTCATAATTTCGCATATAATCGTTCGTCGTAAGTGCTTTGGACGCTCATGTGCCTGCTTTGTCGCTTGAGTTTTGTTGCATGGAAGCATGAATAACCTATGAAGATAAGCGACCTCCTTTCTACGGTCTGCAATAAAGCGTATTCAAAGGTTCACAACTGACCGCGACGCCGATACGGGCGTTTCGTCTTAGTTTTCAAAGACTCATCAGGCGGCTAAAGACAAAGAAAGGCGGCTCCACCGCAAGGATGGAGCCGCCGCAACAGGGAGAATAGAGCGTCAAGCGGCTTTCTGTTCTTCGGACTTCGACGCGGCGAGCAGGGCTTCCAGCTCGGCGATTTTGGCTTCCATATCGGCCTTCGTGGGCTTTTTGGCCTTCGCGGAGGTCTTGACATCGGCAGGGTTTTTGCCAGCGTTGGAGTGCACGGGAGCGGCTTTGACATCCTTCCAACCGCCCTTGACAAAAGCGCGGAACGTGGAGATAGACTTGACCTTCTTCGCCTGTTCGCCCTTGTCCTTGCCGTAGGCGGTCATCTTGACGGTCAGCAGGTTGGCGAGGTTCTCCAGCGTGAGAATCAGGCCATAAGCGGCCATGAGAGGAGACAGTGCATCCACGGTTTCGGAGATAGACTTCTTCCCTTCGATGAAATCAACATAGGCAAGGTAGGCGTCATAGGACTTCTGCTTGAACTCTTTTGCGTTCATAACTTCGCTTGTGGTGTTGCTGGTTGCTTTCTTCATGCTGATTCCCTCCTGCTTTTCGTTGTTGGTGTTCATGGCGTTGACGATGGTCTTGGCAGTTTTGGACATAGTGATACCCCTTTCTTCTCTGTCTGTTTCGGCTCATGCCGTCATCAGCCCACGGACTTTTACCGTGAGGACAGACAGCCCATGCCCTTTCTACGACATGGGCAAGTCCCAACGTACAGCAAATTCAAAGAAACTGATTCCTGCATCCCGACAGAAACAGGCTGATTCCGTCACCAATCGAAGGACAAACGGGCCGCATTGAACATAATTCCCACCTGTTCCCGCCTTTGGCAATCCTGCCGCCTGCCATGGTCTGTCCCAACAGACAGTAACCCCATGCTATTCGGCATACCACGGGCAGGGACATCCTGTGCAACCTATGTTCCACCGTGAAAGATTCCTACGCGTCGCGCCTTGAATCCGCTATACGCCTATTCAATTTTTCCACCACGCCCACAAAGTCGCCTTTTTGCGCTTTCTCGCATATCGCGCCCATGGGATAGGCACAGGTTCTAAAGTTACCACCTGTCAAGCCTTGCACTTGACGCGCCATGTTTGGCACATGGTGCCCGAACACTTGACTATGTTCGCAAGTGCCACATCAGCCGTGACCGCTTGTACATGCATCCCTCCTGTTCGTCGTCGTGGGGTTCCGTGTTCCTGCCGTCCGTCGCGGTTTGTCGCCGCGCCTTTCGGCAGGTCAAGCATAGCACGGGAATTTTTTGATGCTTGGCAAGGGCAGACAGCACGAAAAAAGCGCGTTTTTCGCGCTCTTTAGAAGCAGTTTTTTTAGGGCTATCAAACCATCAGGCACATCCGCCCTGATACAACGCAATAAAAATTGTGCAATTTTCCGGGTTGACAGGTTTTTTTGTTGGGCGCTTTGCCCTATAATGCGTGCGCGCGAGGCAAGGGCAAAATAGCGGCAGAGACAAGGGGTAAAAAAAGGCGCTTGATATATACTCATCAAAAGAATTGTCAAGCAAAAATGCTTGACATGTTTTCCCGAATAAGCCGCGCACATTGCCGCCCAATATGCGCCCATTATGCAAGCTGTTTGCATGGTGGTTTGGCAGATGGGAAACCGACAAAAACAGGTCAGAATAACGTGACATAATGCTATATTATGTCCTGTTTTACGTCTGAAAACGGACTGAAGCCAGGAAAACCCCTATGCCTGCCATCTGACATCCTGAAAAAGGGATTTCTACATTATATATAATGCCAGACAAAGACGCAGGCGTCTGAATGCCGTTGGACATAATTCAGCGCATTCGACACAGAGCTTTATGCACATGCGGCATAAGGGAACATCAGCACTGAACGGGGAATATCAGAAGAGAAAAGGCTATACGATCTGAGTTCTTATCATCTGATTGCCCAGAAGTCATGATCTTCACATGCATATATTGCAAATCGTTCGAAGATATATCGGGAATATGGCACATTATGCAGGATTTGATTGCAGAATGAGGGAAAATACATCTGCAATATACCGTGGGTGCGAGACGATCTTTCAGAGACGATGAAACTGAATTAGGCGCAATTAGATATGAAAGAACCTATGTATCATTAGTAGACGGGGATATTCTCCGATATGAGTATAGTTTAAAGATATCTATTGTCCTGGAAGATGATTATTATTTGACTCACTACACCCTTGAGGAACTACACCTTTATATATAAATGGGAAACCCATAACAAGGTGCTGACTGGAAATTATAGAATGCAAGTTTTTAGGGGTTTTGCATCTCTTGTATATGGAGAAAAGCAGGCTTCTGTATTGTGTAGACAGTCCAGAGTTGTACATTTTGAGAAAAGGGGGTATTTGATGTGCGATAAAGAGGCACTCCTTAAAAAATAGATAGAGCTTTATATTTCGTGCAGGCAACGCTATGTGCTGTGTCTGCCAAATGGAAGAATCATTACACCCAAAAATAAGGACGGCTCCTGGTGCTACCTAAGCGATAATGTACTTCGCAACCATTTGGAGCATAAATATGCTGTCGCTGTATTCGCGGGAAATCAGGGCAGCAAGTTCATGTGCTTTGATGTGGATGACGGCAGCTAGGAAACGGCAAGGAACCTGACTGAGCGATAGAATACAATGGGAATACCGACCCGGAAGATCTATGGCTCCTTCAGTGGGAGCAAGGGATACCATGTCGAACTGTTTTTTGGCGATACCATAAAGACGGATATCCTGTTTAACCTGTACAGGTATATCATAGAAGAATGCTGCCTGGATCAGAAGAAGGTGGAGTTTCGCCCAACAGACAAGGCTGCTATTAAGTTGCCCTTGTCAGTTCATCCAAGAACGGGGAAAGTATGTTGGTTTATCGAGATCTCTTCGATGGAAGAGATCTGTGAGCCTGATTACCTGCTAAGTATCGAACCTCTTGACTCCCGAGAAATGCAGAAACTTTTTTCTTTTTCGTTTTCGAAACCAACATAGTACGTAATGAAAACATCCCAAATTCGGGAAAAGGCTCCAACGTCGTCTACCGAAAGCCGACGTCTTGGAACAAAGCTGGTGCAAGAAGGTACGCGTCACAATATTATGCGCAACATCGCTGTTTACGAGCGTGTGCACGGAAGTTCTGAAGAAATCTGCCGTAAACGGCTTGAAGAGTGGTATGCTGAGCAAGATCGTTCCCTAATCCGCTCCACCATTGGCCAGGTATATCAAGATATAGATGAGTTGATTGCATGGGCCTATTCAGACCGATTCAATGACGCTGGAAACGGCTATTCAAGAGGAAGCACTTAGCTTTATACTAATCAAATGGAAATAATCCTTGCACAGCCGACACGAGCGGCACGCCGTTAGATATTTTTGTTGTTAGCGAGATACCGTATGAAACATGAGCGGATCTCCATGAAGAGTTTGTCCGATACAATCGGAATCAGCGTCGTGACGATTCGAAAGGCACTTAGGAAGTTGGAGGAAGCAGAAACCGTAACCGTTCTGAAGGAAAAGAGAGTGTACCAACACGAAGGTGGATATCGCACAGAGAGTCGGAGATATCTTGTTTCGCATCCGCGCGGAGATGCACGATGCTCAAGCATACGAGTAACCTTGCAGAATCTCATGCATAATTTTGACCACTGTTACCATGAAACCATCTGTACGCTGCTACCGCAGTCGGTAGTAAAACAGCATTTCTTGACTGTAGAATGGCAGGAACATATGAACTGGTTAGAAGGTTTCATGAACATGGAGGAGCAGTTGGAAGGCAAATGTATTGATCAGGAAAGTGCGGGCAGAGTCCTCAATCATCCGAACTTTGGAAAACTGATCGTGTATGAACATCGTGGCAACATTCTGTATCCAGCATGTGAATGTGCAAGAATTCTTGGCTTGAAAAACCCGAGCGTCGTTGGGAGCCGCTGTCCTAGCAAAGAATTGTGGCACATCAGGCTGCCACGAAAAAGGCTTCCAAATGGCTCAATTTCATATCAATTGCTGGATAGGAACCTCATTTGTGCGGCGGATATAAGGCGACTGACTTCTCTGTCAGCAGATGATCGCCGTAGAGAAAAATATGAATGGATGACTTCGTTGGAAACGACAGCGCAGTTGAATGAAATCTGAGGAGAGTGATCAAGATGGGATCTGTACACATGGAAACTCGTAATGAAGGACGTGGCCTGCATGAATGGGATTACGTCCCACTTAGTGAAGAAAGGGTTGTTAGAGAATAGATCAAGCATCGTATAAGGCTGGATAGAGCTTATGCGATTCGTCTGGGATATAGCGGCTTGGTGGAATCCAGCGGCGTGTCAGATATTGCTGAACCAATCCTTTGCACTTATCTGGATTTAGACCGACTGATAGAACAAAGCGAAATGACGGAGGAGCAGAGTTGGGTTGTCCATTTGATCATGCAAGGCTATACGGAAACTGATATTGCTCAAGAACGAGGGTGTTCGAGACAGGCTGTTTGCAGATTGTTCCGTGATGGGGTCAGACGGATTGTTGCAGCCAACAATGCACAATGGAGACGCTTTGCAGATGAGCAGCTTAAGAATGGTCATGTTGACAAGCAGAAATCTCGGTTAATATATTAATTAGGGTGGAGATTGTTGTTTGGACGGGACGCTAGTGATTGCGAGAACACCCGAAATGTTGACAGGTGGATTCAACGGTTCATATACGTTATAGGGGGAGATACCATGGCCACAAGATACGACATAATTTTGCCAAACGGCACAAGAAAGCCGATTTTTTATAACCCGATCCAATCCAAGCAAGCGATCGTGGAAGATATATAGCTGCGGCCCTGGATGCAATATTGCCTGCGTCACTGGATGAGTGATGATTGGAAGCCAGGATCAGCTGAACAGAGAATTAAGCGTTTTTTGGATGGCTGTGCGTATCTTCTTTTGCGGGATGGCCCAGGAGACACGCTGACGGAGCACGAAGAAATGAAGCACAGGGGGCGGGAAATCAGCGTGTCTTCCTGCCCAGCCTGGGTAGGTGGGTTGCTGGACGCTGGAAGCTACTCGCTTGAAAACGCTGTTGAAGAGAAAGCGCGATTTCAATGCCTTTTAGATCGGCTTGATGCGCATGTACCAAGGCGAAGCGAACGAAAGAAACAGAAAAAAAGGGGAAGTGCGACTCGCTTTCAACGATTGCAGAGCATCCGAGAAAGACATCCCGGATGTATAATTCATATTGTCTCGGTGGATACAGACAACTGCTTCGTTTTTGGTGGACGGCGATTTTGTATATCTGAGCAGGCTGTCCAGTATGCGCCTCGGCAAACGCGTGAAGGCGAGTTATACGATATGGATAGGGTGCTAATCGTCGAAAGCGGCGGGAAGCCGGTGATGTTCTTAGATCAATCCGCCTGTTTGCTGGATACGGAATATGTACAATTATGCGAAAAGAAATGAGGTGCTACGCAGCATGGACAAGCAGGAATAGGTTCGCGAGATGTACAGCAAGGTAACCGGCGCATCTGATCTTGACTGGTCTGAAATCGCAGAACTGTTTGATTCGGGACTACATCCTGATCATCTACGCAAAATGGGCGCAGGAATCAAGCTTGCATCGGATGCCGGAATGCTACGGTTATACCCAGACATGTCGGAACTAGAAAAGGATAACCCGCAACGACTGAGGGATCTGAGAAATGAAATCAATGAAGCGCGTCGTGCGCAATCACGTAGTGAGGCGTTGAGAGAAGAGGTTGTTCAAGCCGCACGGAACATGCCAACGATACAGGTCGTTCCTGGTCGTGCCGTCAATGTAGATTCGCACCGTTCACTGGTTGTATGCATTGCGGATTGTCATTATGGCGCTGAGTGGACGATTCGTGGCTTGAAAGAGGAAGTGATCAATGCGTACAATCCTGCGATTTTTGAGGCTCGTATGGCTGACCTGCTGACACAGACGCGGTTGATTTTGGAAAAAGAGAAAATTGAGCGTATCGTGCTACTGCTATGTGGTGACGCGCTGGACGGTATGCTCCGGGCAAATCAACTCATGAGGCTGCGTTGGGGAGTAGTGGAAAGCTGTATGAGATTTTCGGAATACATGGCTCGTTGGATTGGTGCACTTGCAGCAGATGCTGATATTGAGGTCTATGGCGTTGATGGAAACCATTCCGAAATTCGTCCGCTGGGCAGCCGGCGCGGCGAGTTTGAAAATGAAAACCTGGAAAAAATCATTTTATGGCATATGGCGGAACGGTTGCGAAGTGTACAGTCAGTCAGAGTTGACGAACAGGCAGGTAAAAGGAAGTTGGTTAGGGTACAAGGGTATACCATTCTTTTGTCCCATGATACAGACACGCGGACAATGGAAGAAGCAGCAAAGCAGGCAATGTAGCTGTACAATGAGCGGATTGATTTTATGATCTGTGGACATAAGCATCGAGAGCGAGAAATGATTTCTGGTTATACTGATTCTGGAAACGCTGTGATCTTACGTGTGCCAAGTCTCTGCGGCATGGATGATTATGCGCAGCGATAGGGATACGGCGGACAGCCGGGTGCACTGGCGTTTGTGATTGAGCGTGGTTATGGACGCCGCTGTTCTTACCCGATCGTCCTGGGAGGTGAAGCGGATGGCAGCTGAAAGCACGCGTTCGAGACGGAAAGAAAAACGCATCCCCAGCAAATTATGCGTACGCTGCGGAAAAGTCAAGCCTCTAAATGAGTTTTATGCCAACCGCGGATGGGACAGCCAATCGTTTCACGATGCGTGGTGCCGCGAATGCGCAATAAAGCATTGTACAGACAGAGAATCGCTGCAGGCATATTGTTGGTATAATAATCGTCGCTGGTCAAGTGATCTATATGATGCGGCAGAAAAGAAAGCCAGGTATTCCCTTGCAAATGATCCGGTTTACTTGGACGTCCATGTATCGAGCGAGAGACGAAAAGCCGTGGAAAACCGAGCGATTGTTCGAGCGTTTTTTAGCGTCATGAATCTTGAAAACCTATATGGATATGTCTCTAATATGACTGAAGAAGGCGGATACGGTCCTCTTTCAATAGCAGACAAGGGAGAAGATGAGACCAGTCTTCCGCAGGAGAAAGCTGAAAAACAGTTATATTCCAGAGTGTGGAACGGTTATTATACTCAGCGGGAGATTGATTATCTGGACGATTACTATGCCCGTCTGGAAGAAGGCTTTGTACTGGATAATCAAAATATCCAGGATTATGCTCGTAAGGCAGCAAAGGCGTCGTTGGATGCAGACATTAAATACAATCGGATGCGGCAAGGGTAGTCCAGTGTTGCTGAGTGGGAGAAGGCACAAGCGATTTTCGATAATCTGAGTAAGAGCGCAAACTTTGCTGCATGCAAGCGCAAACCTGGTGATATGGCAGGTTTGGGTTCTTTGGGAGCGATTGTGACGAAGATCGAGATGAGTGGGGAGTTGGACATGCCGCCTGTGAGCTTCCCGCCAGATGATATCGACAAGATTGTTGAGGATTTCAGACATACCGTGGCAGCTGTCGGACTTGAGCAGGTGGTTATGTGACGATCACGCAAATTCGGGATATCCGCAATGTAAAGCTGTGGGCCATGCAAATCCATTTCTGGCGCACGCATTAGGATGTATTTATCCAGCACTATTTTGGTATTAAGCTCAAGGATACGCAGCAAGTTGTTGCGCGTCAATTTGGCAACGCGGATACGCTCATGGTGGTTAAGAGCCGTGGTTATGGCAAGACGTGGCTGACGGCGCTGTGTTGCCTTGCTATTGGCGTACTCTATCCTGGCAGCCTGATCGCCGTAGTGTCTGGAACAGCGGAGCAAGCGACGCTGATCGTCAAGAAAATACAGGACTACTTCATCCGCAACCCGGAGATCATGCGTGAGATCCAATGTGATGGTCATAGACCAGTGCAGCTTTCTCGCAACAAAGGCATATGTACACTGAAAAACGGATCCAAGATAGAGAGCTTTTCGGTGGGTACCATGCGAGGCAACCGTGCAAAGATTGTCGTCGTTGATGAGAGTCCTGAAGTGAAATCGGACGATTAGGATGCCGTTATCGCTCCGGTAAAGAACACCAAGCGCGACATATGCCATCAGCGCGGCATTGTTGACTATGCCAGTAAGACAATCTCAATCACTTCCGCTTGTCTCAAAAGCAATTACTTCTATGCCATGTTTGTGGCCGCACTGAGGGAGTTTTCTAAGGGAGATCCGACAAGCTTTGCATGCGCATTGGACTATCACAGTGCGGCACGCGTAGGGATTACAGACATGGCTTTTTTTCGATCTGAACAGCGCAAGATACCAGAAACAAAGTTTGCCATGGAATACGGCAGTGTTTTTGTAGGCGCAGAATCGGGCAGTATGTTCCCTTACGATCTGACAGAGGGATGCCGCATTCTCAAACGTGTAGAACTTGCTCAGCCGATAAACAGCTCGTCGGATTACATTATGGGCGTGGATCTCGCCACATCCAGTGATCGTACGGCAGATAACGCGGTGGTTTGCATCGTTAAGCTTATCGAGTTGGAGAACGGAATGTATTTAAAAAAGCTGGTGTATATGCGTTCATATCACGGCAAGCGCTTGGATGCACTGGCAGAGGAAGTGCGCAGGACGTATGCTCGATTTCCACGGGTCGTTCGCATTGTGTTTGACCATCGCGGATTAGGTGATGCATTCCCGCAGTTCCTTGCGCAGCCATGGACGGATGAAAAGGGCAAGGAATACCCGCCCTGGACGCTGGATGATGAACGTACGATCATTCATAACGCCGTGCCAATGCTGCGCAGCGTCAAGGCCAATGCACAAATTAATCAGCAGTTGGTTTCCTGCCTGCGTGTTGCGTAGGAACAGAGGACATTAGAACTTCCGGTGGCTTCGCGCTTTGCAGAATTGGCAACCGACGAAGAGAGCGAAGATGATATGGCAAAGGAGCGTAAGCTGACACTCCCGGAAAAGGCAGTCTATCTGGAAAGCGACGCACTACAGATCGAAATGGGCAATATTGTCATGCGTTCAGGCACGGGCGGGACCGTGCTTTACGAGGTGGCCCGAACCAATCAACACAAGGACCGCTATTCTGCACTTGCCATGGCGGTTCGTTTTATCGCGGAACTGGAGGAAGAACGCAAACGAAAACTTCTGTAGCCAGTGAACGCGGTGATTGGTGTAGTGAGCAAGCTGTGAGCAACTGAGCATTCCGATCGCATGAAACTGATATTTTGACGGAGGAGATTTGTATGGGCTGGTTTGAGAAATAGAGAAAAACCCCTCAGCCGAGAGACGAGCCCGGTAAAACAAGGATGGCGGAGATCGCTGTTGGCGCAAGAGAGGAAACGCGCTTGACTATGACCTATAACGATAGAGCTATCACCTACACAGGAGATCTCGCCAACTATGACTACGACAGCATCCTGCGTGACAAGCAGGGTAATATCAGTAGTCTGTTTCAACTGGCAGATTATTTTGTAGATGCCGATCCTATCTTTCGAGGGATTATTAATGGCGTGTATACGCCATTTGCTCTCTCGGGTGAGTTTCGGCTTGTAGGCGCGAACGAGCAGGTGAAGGCAAAATACCTGGACTACTATGAACGCATCCATCTGAAAGACCGGATGCGGTCGATCTTTTACCAGTATTTTAAGTACGGTAACGTCTATTGCTACCTCATGGAGGATGGCAACATCATCACATTGCCGGTACACCTGATTCGCATCGCCAATGTAATGATCGGCGGCGAGCCAGTATAGGAATTCAACTGTAAATCCGTGCGGGACGATATGAAGCAGCAGGGCATAAAGGCACGCAAGGATTTCCTGGAGGATGAAGACCTTGAGGTGCGTCTGGAGGGGTTTCCTCCAGAGGTGGCGGATGCGCTGAGCAGCGGGTCGGACTGGGTGCAGATGAACCCTGAAAACACCTTTGTGATGCAGTCGCTCAAGGAGGATTGGATGCGCTATGCAATCCCCATGGTAGCGACCTGTCTGGCAGCGTTTCGCCGCAAGGCTTAGATAGCACAGTACGAATCCTCGCTTTTAAACCTGGGCGCTCACTCGTTTGTGCATGTGACCTATGGTGACAGCAAATCCGATATCATGCCGGACATTACGCAACTGAACGCAGTAAACGCGCTGTTTCGACGGGCAATGACAGGGGCAGCATTGGCGACAACCAATCACCTGTGCAAGGCAGAAGTGATCCAACCTGATCTCAACGAGATGTTCTCGGACGATAAATACCGGGATGTAAATGCGGAAATTCTTTCGGCAGGCGGTATATCAGGGATCATCGTCTCTGGTCGCGCCGAGGATGGGAGCAACTTTGCCAGTGCGCAGGTCAGCATGCAGACAGCTGCAATGCGCATCAAGCAGGCGCGGGATGATTTCTGCGAACTTATGAACCGCGTTAACGAGCGATTAAATGGTAAACATGGCAGCATTACGCATAGTGCGCCGGGAAACATTCCGCAATTTACTTTCCCGCCCGTGGACCTGACCGACAGTCAGAAGTTCCAGGAAGTATGCCGAGATCTCTGGCAAAAGGGTGTGATCTCCACGCGTACCATGCTGCAAACCCACGGCTACGATATGGATCAGGAAATGGAACGCAAAAAGGCGGAGAAACCCGTGACGTCGCCGATCGGAAACCCTGCCGCTCAGGATGCATCCAACAGTGGCGAGGGCAAGCAGGGTCGGCCGGAAATGGACGACGGAGAGAGATCGTCGGATCCGCTCAAGTCGCAGACGGGAAAACAGCCCAAACCATCGAATCCCGAGGGCAGCCTGTGAAGGAAGTGAAACATGCAAAGAGTAACCTTTTATGCCTCGCAGGTGGAAGTGGCGCAGGCGCAGTCCAACGACATCTACATGTCGGTATAGATGCGGATGTTTTCCACCCGCCCCAACCGCAATGGTTATGCGGTGAGCGAGGCGTTTATTGACAATATCGTCACCAACTGCGGCAGATATACCTGCCTGCCCTAGTGCGCCGACGCCTATCGCCTGCGACGCGGTGACACGACGGGGCTGACGCATATGCTGGATTCTCAAACCGGCCAGTTTCAGAGCGAGCAGATCGGCTCGTTCTTTTCTTTTGCCAGGGCAACGGACGAATTCGGCGTCAGCCTGATCGGCGAAGCGCGTATTCCCAAACGCGACCTGCGGCTGTGCGAGACGATCCTGCGGATGTACGAGGCCGGCACGTTGGCATTCTCGTTTGAAATCGAGGTCGCCTGTCTTGCGGAAGTTGACGGCATGACCGTGATCGACGCGGTGGAGGGCAACGAGTTGATTGGCATGGCGGTGGTATCGACGCCGGCTTATCCCGAAGCGACGGCGCTGATGCTCGTGGCTGAAACTGATGAAGGAAAGGATGAGGAAGTCATGGATGAAAAGGATAAGAAGATCGCAGAGCTGGAGGCCAAAATGATGCTGGCCGAGCAGCAGAGCGAAAACGATGAAGAAATGCGCAAAAAGGAAGAAGAACTGGAGGAGGAAAAACGACAGCGCGAACAGGCCGAGGCTGCGCTGGCCTCCGCCAACGAGCAGATGGCTCAAAGGGACGCCCGCATCGCAGAACTGGAGGCAAAGGTGACGGAGCTTACGCCCTTCCAGGCGGAGGTCGAGCAGCTACGTGCGGACAGGGCAGCGGCCGAACTGGCGGCAAAGCAGCAGGAACTGACCCGCTTTGCCGAAGCGCAGGGGCTGGACGTTCAGGCGGAAGCTGTGGCCGAGGCCATCCGGAAGGCGGACTATGCCGCGCTGGTCGCTGAAGCGCTCAGGGAGGAAAAGCCCACGGCTAAACCGGTGGTCGCTGCCTATGCCATGAGCGCGGGCATCCCCGCGAAGGGTGAGTATGACGACCTGTTGAGCAGGACTTGAAAAGGGAGGCTGAAGAGTATGGCTGGATATGTGACGAAGCTGATGGGCCACGTCTACGACGGCGCTAATCTGTCGGGCGAGGCGCTGACCAATGGCGTGTTTGCTGAGATCACCTCGAACGGTGTGAAGAAAGTTACCGCCGTCAAGGATACAATTCTGCGCGTTGAGGAAAAGACGGAACTCTGGGGCAATTCCGCGCTGCGCTTGAATGTGGTCAGCGCAGGCGCGGATGAGGTGTATTTTGTCGAGAACGAGTGGGAAGTCGACGAAAGCGCGGAGTGGAACGAAGCGGACTACACGCTGGCTGCCGACAAGAATGTGCGCATGAAGCGGCTGCTGCCGGGCGAACAGGTCATCATGACGGTGAGCTCGGAACTGTACGCAACGCTGGCTGTTGGCGACAGCGTACAGCCTGCCGCAGGCGGCACGGTCGCCAAGTATACCGCGCAAGTCGGCGGCTGATGAAGGGAGGAAACCGATATGAATCCGATTGAAATCCGAAGCGACAGCAAGCTGGTCAAGCTGATCGTCGCACAGGCGCAGGGTGAAAAAGTGGATTCCGACCAGGCTGAGAAGGCCGCGAAGTAGATCGCGGAGCTGGCCTCGGATCCCACCCCGCACAACAAGTATCAGATTGCGCAGCTGGTGGGCTATACGGTCAACGAGATGATCAAGCCGCAGACCGACTGGCTCACGCATGTGGCGGATGTAAAGCGCGTCGGTTATGGCGAGAAGGCCGCTTTTCGAACGAAACTGGAAGGCGTCACCGCGTTCATTCAGGCCAAGGGCGCGACACCAGCGCGCAGCAAGATCGCGCACAAGCAGGTCACGCTGGATACAGTTGCCGTATCTGCCCGGCCGGTGATCAACGTCTACGAACTGCGCACCGGCAGAGTGCAGATGGCCGACTTGATCCGCGATGCCTCCTATGAGATGCACGTCAAGCAGATTCAGTACATTCAGCAGGTGCTTAATGCCGCAGCATCCAGCTGGACCGCACCGTTTTACGCGACCGGTTCCGGTATTGTCAAGACGGCATTGAACCCGCAGATCCAGCACTGGATGCGCACGGGCGCGGTGGCGTTGCTGGGCGATATCGCTATCATTTCCAAACTGGCGGATCAGACGGGCTTTACCGCGGCAACGAGCACACAGCAGTTCTCGCCTTCGATCATCGATGAGGTGATCCACACGGGTGTAATCGGTGTGTACTATGGCGCGAAGGTGATCAACCTCGTCAACCCGTATCTGAGCGATAACATGACGCCGGTCATCGACACCAAGCGCCTGTACATCCTGCCCTCTGCCGCCAGCGCAGATATGCGCCCGCTGAAGGTGCTCTACGAGGGCGACGTCCAGTCTACCGAAAGCACAAACATCGACGACCTTGCCTATGAGGTTCGCCTGGATCAGTGGTTTGGCGCAGGCGTGGTTACGGGCAAGACGCCGGCGATGAGCGTGTACGTGGACAGCTC